TCGTCCGTAGGTTCGCAATCCTTTCCTAGTTGCGCGCTGCAGTCCGGTGGCATACCTGACTGACCAAACTTATGCCAGTATGGAGGGTTAACGTGGAAGGACGCGCCAAGCCACATAACGTCCCACTCGTGGCTATCCGACCACTTGTCGATGTAGTCAAGGCGCTTATCGAAGTCATCACAAAAGATAATATCATCCTCCATTACTAAGGCGTGTTTACCTAATAGTTGGGCTTTTTGCATTACTGAAACTTGAGAGTAATGGCAACCTATCGCCCCCGGTGTACGGTTACGCATCACACGCACCCTCTCAGGGTCGCCCGTGTACTCGTCCGGGAGCATCCCAGGCGTCCTGACTGCATTGATGTTTGCGTTCAAAAGCGTTTTTTGCATTTTGACACGACGATCAAGCCTGTGATGCAGGTTCACATAGCTGATGTACGAGTTTTCAAGAATCATAGAATTACTTCATTACTGTGGCCAAACCGATATCCCGACGAACTGCCCATACTCCTAACTTTTTGGAAGTTTCATGCACTTCCAAAATCTCAGCAGGAACCACAAGGTCCACTGCTGTTTTCACTTCAACACCCTCCGGGGTGTCGTTGTAATCGTGCCCTGCCAGCAAACCCTCTGGCTTTATCTTTTGCCACCAAAGCCGGATGTCCGCCTTGGTATGTTCATAACGGTGTGATGCGTCGATGAAGACAAAATCGAAGTGGGCATCCGCAAACCTGCAAGATGCCTCAAGGCTTGGGTAAGGATGGATCTGAACCCTTTTGCCGATCCTGGACTCCACAATGTGGTAGAGGATCGTGGCAAGCTGGTCCGAGCCCCCATAGGAAAGACTGTCCACCAGATGGAGCTTAAAATCCTTTTTAAGATTGATCAGTGCCTCCGCAAGAAAAATGGCTGGAGCAGCGTCCGCAATCCCGACGTCGGCAATGACGCATGGACTTGGGAGTTGCTCTGCGACCTTTTGGTAAAAGTCCTCAAAGTCGAACATCCGCTTGTCCATGTTTTTGTGGTAGTTCCTCATACCCTTTTCCAATTACTCGGAACAATGTCGGACGTGTCCAGGTTTCCATGGCCCGGAACAAACCACAGTTTTGGCATGATGACATGCTTGTTCGGGTTCTGGTTCAGCCAGGCCCCCCACCATGAGAAAGTGCTGGCAGAGCAGATGTGGTGCTCACAACGGGACATCTCAATAAGGTCCTCCATTTCGGTTTTTCCCTCTGAGAACTCAACGTCCTTGTGGCGACCGAACTGTTCCTTGCACCAGGGGATGTCATCCGAAAAGAACTTGAAACGGAATCCGACAAATCCGGCCATCTGCTTCTTGATCCATTCGGCTGGAACAACAGGATGTTTCCTGAAAAGCGTGATGTAATCAGTGCGGCGCACATGTACGGACACGACATCCTTTTCAGACCACCATGGAAGTTCAAATGCGCGAAGAACATCCTCCCTGAACTCCAGAAAGTATTTCTCCGTCTGCCAATATCCATCCAACACAATGATGCAGTTTTCCTTCCATTCCTCAAGGCACTGCAACTCCTGGTAGTTGTGTCCTTTTTCCTTGATGAGGACAGGAGTGGCCACAGGGAAAAGGGTGTGGAATCCGGGGTGTCGAAGATGAGGGAAATAGATCGGGTTCCATTTTGCATCATTGGTGCTGAACGGGACTGTGAAGTCCAATCCATGCCGACGTGCAAATCCGATTCCTGCTGCACTTTGGAAAAGGAAGTTCCCCAGTCTTCCGTAGGTACGGGGCGCGACGATTGATTTCATGACAATGACTTGAGCTTGTTTTCGACTTTCAGGTGGAAATCACCTGTTTTGTGATTGTTCTTTTTGAAGTGGCTGTGCTCATGGACACGGTGAAAGTAGCGAAGCCTTCCCTGCACAACCAGCTTTTTTCCAGACCGGAACCAGTTATACATCTGATAGATGCTGTCGGACGTGTGGGGATTGACAGATGCGTCCCACACAGACAGATAGCTCTGCCGATGTACGAAATAGTTACAAGTGTTTAGGACAGTTCCAAAATGCTTGTGCGCCATCATGTGCGCGACGTTGGTTTTGGAAACCACCACCCCCACAAAAGCCCTATAGTCAAAATGGGGCTCTGCCCACTCAGGACAGTAAACGATATCCGAATCCCAGACCGGGATAAGATATAGGACGTCAAGAAAGGCGGGTGTGAGGATATTGTCCGAATCAAATAGGATGGCCCAGTCCAGTGTCGCCTTGGACATGGCAGTGGCCTTGTTCCGGTAGCAATCCTGATTTTCTTCGTTCCGAAAAATCTTAACTTTTTCCACATCCTTGAAGTGCTCGCGGATTCTTTCATAGGACCCGTCTGTACTGCAATCGTCCGAAATGACGATCTCTCCAATACGGGGATCAGAGAGGACTTGCGCGACACATTCCAACAGATAGTCGAAACGGTTGTAATGGGTAAGGACCAGGCTGATCCTGTTATGTTCCAGGTATGTCATTGTTGTTGCTAGGATGCCTCTGGGAGCGATCCTGTTCAGTTTGGAGGGGTAAGATAGGGTTGCCACGAACAGCGGCAACTCGGATGGGCTGGAATCAGGCCGCTCGCCTCTTCAATGGTGTAGACGGTTCCGGCCAAAGCGGAACAGATCGGACACACCCTTGAATCTCCTGCTGTCTGCCACTCGGCTTGCAGACCCAACTCCTTAACCCCTAACTTATCAAAAGCATCAAGCTGCCCAACGGCATGGGCTCTGATCACCTCGGTACGGGCAATCTGCAAAGCCCTTGTGCCGGAAAGACCATCCATGGCATCGACCATCTGCTGTGCAATCTCCTTCACTCCCAGACCGTCCAGCATGCCTTGCGCCAGGATTTGGTTCATCTGGGATGACATCGTGGCTGTAACACCCTTCAGGGCCTCAAAGGAACGTGTCCCCAGCAAACGGGCTTTCAGGAGGGCTTCAGGACCACCAAACGAAGTGCGGAGGAAATCACCCTGGGTCTGACTGATCCTGTCGAACTCCATTTGATCCAGACCGGACTTGGTGGCGATGTAGGCGTTGATAATGCCCTGCTTATAGGCCGACTCGGCATAGTCGGCAGTCCATGGTTTGTTGGGGTCGGTTCCTGCCGGAACAGTGAAGATCCTCAGATCGACCTGTTGCTTGAACCAGGCATTGAACGCTACCAGCTTTGCCGGATCGGAAAGGAAGGCATAACGCTTCAGGGCATTGGAGATAAGTCCGGGTTGCTTAGGACCAAGATCAAGATTGTTCTCTGTCCGAACAAAGTCTATGACGTCTGCCCGAAGCTTTTTGAAACGACGGGTTATGTCCAGGACGAACTTTTTGCGGATTCCAACAGTGCGTGTCGGGTCATGCTTCAGGGTGTCGAACCTGGGCCTCTTGGCAGCATTCCCGACCGGATGGCAGCGGCAGTCCATTGCCTTAGTTGGTTGTGGGTGCTTTGGCCGGGGCTCCCACTCCTGCCGCACTGGTGGCACCGATGCCAGCTTGCTGCATGGGCTCCACCTTGATGCCGTCTGCCGCATCCACATCTGCGATGGCGGCTTCGATGATGCTGTTTGCTTCCTCGTCCGAGAATCCCATGACCAGGGTGTACCAGTGGTACTGATCGACAATGGAATTGACCCCGCCCTGGACGTACTTGGTCATGGCTGTTGTCATCTTGTCGGCCACGTCTGCGCGGTCCTTGTCGCTCGGGGTGTTCAGGTCCTCCCATTCAATGAAAAATTCCTTGGGTGTCGGAAGAATCCCCATGGCGATAAACCGTTTGATCAAGGGACGGAGAATGTACGGATTTATGTAGGACTGTTGTCGTTCAGCAAGTCTCCTGTTCCAGGCCCGGATGTCACCATCACCGGCAATCTGCCCAATCTCAACACCCATCAGCAATCGCCATGGGATGTCACAGCCGATGGCGATCAGACGGATCTGGCAATTCATGTGGGATGTTGGATCAGCCACCTGTGGGGTAAGGCTTTTCACAGTCATGCCGACAAGTGCGATATAGCGTTCCAGACCGTCCATGTAGTCCTTGATCTGCTTCTTTGCAGACTCCTCATCGAACTCAATCGCAGATGGGTCTATGCCCGGAGCCGTTTCGACGGACAAGCC